CATTGACGCAGAGTACAACGCAACGCCTGGAGACTTTCTGGAGGCGCGGACGTTTAAGCTAGACACCAATCCCGTCACGCCGTTGCAGTTTGAGACCATTGACAGCCTAGATAACTTGCTGACTCAATACACATCTAGCGGTAAACCTCTGTTCTTTGGCGTCGTAGGCTCGCAGATTCGCGTTGTCCCAGTTCCAGACTCTAGCTATACAGGCGAGTTGATCTACTACGCAAAACTCAGTAAGTTATCCACATCAAACACCACCAACTGGCTGCTGACAAAAGCGCCTGATGTGTATCTGTACGGGTCTCTGCTGCAAGCTGCACCATACCTACAGGACGATGCGAGGATTCAAGTGTGGGCTGGTCTGTACAAAACTGGCATTGAGGAACTGCAAATTGCAGATGAACGTGGCGCTACCAGTGGTGGCGTATTGAAGTCACGCGCAAGGTCTTTCGGTTAAAATTTTCCCATATTGGAGAACCCAAAATGCATTCTGAACGAGTCAATATTAAAGACGCCACAAACGTATCCATATCGCGCAAATCCAATCTGGATGAAACCATCGGAGTCACTGGCCACTATCAAGTGGAGTGCGTAGGCGAAAATGGTCAAGTCAAGTGGGTTGACACTATCGAAAACCTGGTAGTGACCGTCGGCAAGAACGATCTTCTGGACAAGTATTTCGCTGGTAGTGCGTATACCGCAGCCTGGTACATGGGTCTGGTGGATGGTGCATCTACTCCAACTTATGCGGCTGGAGATACTTTGGCGTCTCACGCTGGATGGACTGAAAGCACTGCATACACTGGAAGCAACCGCATCACGGTGGCCTGGAACGCGGCTGCGTCTGGCTCTAAGGCATCTACCGCAACTGCATTTAGCATCAATGCCACTGCAACAATTGCAGGCGCCTTGCTGACAGTCACCCAGGTACGTGCAACTACCACTGGAGTCCTGTACTCGGCTGGTTCGTTCACTGGTGGTAATCGTTCTGTAGCTAACGGCGACACACTGAACGTCACTTACACCGCATCGGTATAAAGGAAAATCATGGCCTTTAAAACTGGTGATTCGGTGAAAGTAAAGTACACAACGACTACAAATGGAGTTGTTGAAGGTGCTACCGTGGATTCTGAGTCGAATTTGTTGCTGCGTGTTTCTTATACCGACCAGGTTGGAACTCCGCAAGAACGATTCTTCAAGGAAGACGAGTTAGAAGCTGCATAGTTAAGGGGCTTTCATGGCTCTGATATTAGCTGACCGAGTCAAGGAGACCACAACGGTCACTGGTACTGGCACAGCAACATTGCTAGGTGCTGCTACTGGATTCCAATCATTTGCTGCTGTGGGTGATGGGAATACTACCTACTACAGCATTGTTGGAACTAGCGAGTGGGAGGTCGGTATCGGTACATACACGTCTTCCGGAACAACGCTTTCTCGCACAACGGTTTTGGGTTCTAGTAACTCTGGATCATTAGTGACGTTTTCAGCAGGCACAAAAGATGTGTTTGTGACCTACCCTGCCAATGTCTCTATTACAGAAGGCAAAGCGATCATGATGGCTATGGTGTTTGGAATCTAAAGGAATCGTATGGCAACCCCCAATATGCTCAATGTGTCCTCCATCACGGGGAACACTGGCTATGCAATCCCAACGGCATCCACTACCAGCTTTGTTGCAGCAAACGGTTTTGTTTCATGGACATACAACGGCAGCACCGCGCTGACCGGCCTAACTCCAGCGTCTGGTACGGTAAACAAGATTGACAACATCACAGCCACAAACGTCACTGCATCGGCAGCTACTTGCTACGTTGCAATCGGAAACTCTGCCACGTTCTCATCGTCTACCATTTACTTCATTGCTTATAACATCACAGTGCCAGCGGGCGCATCGGTAGTGGTAACTGACAAAAGCACGCCATTTTATTTAACCGATACGCAGTCCATTGGAGTATTTACTGGAACTGGTAGTGCTATTCAGTTTGTTGCTTCTTTTGAGGCTATCACCTAATGCAGCGTTATAAAGGTTCCATTAAATCCTCTACTACTGCTACGTCAAGTAGTTCGGCAGCTGCTGGTATTTGGAGTTTGACTGAACAAATGCAAGCTAAACAAGCTGGGGCTTGGCCTAATGCGTCAATAATACTGCTTGATTATTTGATTGTTGGCGGCGGCGCAGGCGGCGGCGGTCACATGGGTGGCGGCGGTGGCGCAGGTGGATTTTTAACTGCAACAGGTTTTTCTGTTTTACCATCGACTGCATACACTATCACCGTTGGCGCTGGAGGCGCTGGCGGTAATGCTTCAAGCAGCACTGTAACTGAACAAGGTACAAGCGGAAATGTGTCCGTATTTGCCACATTAACCGGTGCAGGCGGTGGCGGCGGCGGTGGGTTTGGCGGCGCTTCGGGCAGCAATACATTTACAGCATCCATCAGTGGCACTACTATGACGGTGTCCGCGCTGGCAGCTACGCTTGTTTTGCTTGTAGGTCAAACTTTTTCTGGTACAGGCGTTACAACAGGCACATCCATTGTTGCCCAATTAACAGGAACCGCAGGTAGTACCGGAACTTACACGGTCAGCGCGTCACAAACCGTTACTTCAACGACGATGACGATTGCAATTGGCGGTGGAAAAAGCGGCGGGTCTGGTGGAGGTGCTGGTGGTGGAGCCATTAGAAACGGTGGGGCAGGGAATGTCCCTGTTACGTCCCCATCACAAGGGTCTGTTGGTGGTAATAGGCTAGATTCAGCTTTTGACGCTGCTGGTGGAGGTGGCGCAACTGGCGTAGGTGGAACTCAATTTAGTGGAACAGGTTCAATAGCTACAACAGTTTTGACATTGACAGCAGTCAGTTTAGGTACAGTTCAAATTGGTCAAGTTATTACAGGAACAGGCGTAACAGCCGGAACCAAAATTACGGCTTTTGGTACAGGTAGCGGAGCAACTGGAACTTATACGGTTAGCGTTTCTCAAACCGTAACGTCTACCACTATTTCCACATCTGGAATTGGCGGGTTTGGCGGCGCTGGAACCAGTTCAAGCATTACAGGAACTGCGACAACTTACGCTGGTGGTGGTGGTGGCACAGGGGATTCTACGGTAGGCGCAGGAGGCGCAGGAGGCGGCGGTGCTGGAGGCCGTAGTAGTGCAGCAGTAGCAGGAACGGCAAATACAGGCGGGGGTGGGGGAGGCGACCGCGACAGGGTTGGCGCTGCTGGTGGTTCTGGCGTAGTAATTATCAAGATACCCGACACAAATACCGCTACATTCTCAGCAGGCGTTACGCAAACCCCAACAACAATTACTGGGTTTAAGATTTACACGGTCACAGCAACATCCACGACCAGCGAAACGGTGACGTTCACATGAGCCACTTTGCAAAACTTGATGAAAACAATGTGGTTATCTTTGTCACGGTGGGCCGAGACGAGGATGATGAAAACGAATTGACGGCCCGCACTGGCGATGTGTACAAACGCACCAGCTACAACACTTATGGTGGTCAACATCAACTAGGTGGCACACCATTCCGCAAGAACTACGCTGGACTTGGCTACACCTACAATGCCCAACGTGATGCGTTTATCCCGCCTCAACCACACCAAAGCTGGACATTAGACGAGGATACTTGCCTATGGCAGCCGCCAGCGCCGATGCCCTCATACGGCAATATGTATTATTGGGACGAGGCAACATTGTCCTGGACATTGATAGAGTAGGTGTGAAATGTTTGGTATTGCAACATTCAGTGAAGCGCCATTTAGTTCGCTTGCAATATCCAATTTTACCTATAACGTAACAATAGGAGAGGGTGGATATGGCTCTGGAAATTATGGCGAATATTTGTATGGATATAAATCTGTAGATGGATTTTTGGTTATCAATGCATATGACTCAAATTTAGTGGAATCCGGATCATCTGCTGATGCAATAACAAACATTTTAAATGCCATAGCTTTTTCAGAAGAATTAGGGTCATCTTCTGACGCAAGTAGCAATTTGCTTAATGCCCTAGCATCTATATCTGAGACCGGATCGGCATCCGATAGCCTATCTTCAGTATTGACAGCAGTAGCATTTGCGGTTGAAACTGGTTCAGCAACTGACGCGCAGACCAGCACGATTGTTTTCCTAGCACTGGCATCTGAAGCAGGAACCGCATCAGATTCTCAGGTATGCGTCCTAACAATACCTGTAACAATATCAGAATCACTTACGGCGGCTGATGCTGTAACAAATGTACTTCAAGCAGTGGCAACGGCATCGGATGCATTGTCAGCGCAAGATGTTATTGTTGGAGGGATAAATTTTTCAGCTGTAATTGCTGAAGCACTGTCAGCATCTGATTCTTTAATACCAACATTTTCATATCAAGTAGACAGAAGTGAAACTGCAACGGCAAGTGATGCTAATGTAGCTGTAAGTTCATTCCTATCAGCTATATCTGAGACTCTTGCAGCATCTGATGCATTTGACAACATTGCAATTTTCAATGTAGACATTGCAGATTCCTACTCAATCAGTGATAGCTATCTATCTGGATTAGAGTTTGTCGCTCAGATAGCAGAGACTGCAAGCGCATTGGACTACATCACGCAGCGACTGATGTGGGAGCCAGAACCAATCAATTCAGACACCTGGACTGACTCTGGGACGTCAACCACGTCATGGACTACGCAGTCCCCAAATACAGGTAGCTGGACTATAATTTCCGACAACACCAACCCCTGGACATCTGTAAGCGGAACGTCTAAGGATTGGACAACCCAATGAGGTAATCATGGCTGATACGACCACCACAAA